ACAATCCAAGATTAGTTCGGGCCGTCCTGATGTGATTCGATAATGATGATCTTGATACGTAATAGATACCGTCTTCGTTATGTTTTTCGAACGACACGACAGACTCGTCTATCAATTCATCCCGTATAGTTTGATACGTCTCTTTCCCCTGCTGCAATTTCTCCATTATTGCTTCAATCAATCTTTTCCGCGCAGCTTTACTCTCTGCGCTGATGTCTACTTTGTCAAACGATATTTTAACAAACGCCTCTTTTCTTGGCATACAAAGTCTTGGCGGCACTTTAGCCAGGCCGAAACTTATCATCCATGATGTTTGCGTGCTCATGCTGCTGAGTCCTGTTTTAAAGATGCTGCGTAGTTCCATGCTGCACGCGCCACGGCCTTGGCTGCTATTCTTGCTGGCCCGTCAACAATTCCTGTTTGTTTAAACAATTCCTTCCCAATTTCGAACCACCACATATCAAATTCGCTTAATTTTGTTTGTTGTTTAGCTATTTCCTGTACCGTGTTTTGTGGTTTTTGTGGTTCGATTTGCGATACCGGCTCAGGCGATTTTTGCACGGCATTCAAGGCGGCGATCCTTTCACGCTCTTGCGCTGCTGCTTGGCGTGCTGATTCTGCTTCTTCCCGTGCCTTGGCATCCGCAATAGCACGCTGCGCGGCTTCTTCTTCCTTGCGCTTTTGTTCTGCCAGCCGTGATTCAACAAGCAATTTAAAATCATCCTCATGCTTGGTTATGATCGACTGCAGATCCCGGAACAGTGATATATCCTCGGGCAAATGAGTGAGGTTTTTTCTAATCACTCTGGCAAGATCATCAAGTTTAATTTTGATTGCTGCTACTTCCGTATCAACTGCATTGTGCAAGCTGGCAAGTGTGCGTTTGTTTTTGCATGCAGTTTCAAAGCTTTGCCTAGATATCGGGGCAAGAGAAACAAAATTGATTTTTAGAAATTCTGTTGAAATAACGCACTGATGTTCTGCACACAATTCATAAGCATCATTTATTATTTTTGTCTTGATGCTTTCCTTCTGAGTTTTAACCAACTTCTCAAGCGTAAGGCGTTTTGTCCTGATCGACTCTTTAATAAAATCAATCGCTCGCATAAGTTCGTCAATGCTTGCGGTCTGTCCTATTGCTGCGGCTTTTGCTGATTCGAGTTTCTTTTCTGTTTCGTCGCAGAATTTCACTGTTTCTTCTGCATTCACAAAATCTTCATCGGTTTTTAGATCGGTATTGATTCGCGCTATAAACGTTTCCGCGGCCTCTTTAAACTGCGGTAAGTTGCTTACAGTTACTTCACCTTTGATCTGGATAGATAACGCTGGCAATTGCATGATTGCTGCTGCTTGTGGCTTATCTGCGAACTCTTTGGGTTCAAATGTTTCAAGGTCTTTGGCGAACTGCTCCCATCCTGATTGAATGCGATCAAACCAAGATTGATCTGGAAATACTTCAATCATCACTCGATTGTTTTCCGTGCCATCGCTGCAAACAAAAATCACTTTCTGTGCGCCGGTTACCATTAAAATCTGCTGGCATTGCGGCATGTGTGAATCAGGTATTGTATTATTCGCTGCGATGAAATCAGCTAATTCTGAATTGTATTGTTTATGCTCGAACGCAATCTGATAATCTTCTGTCAATCCATCGCATGATGCTGAAAGTTTTCCTGCTGAACATGTAACCGGGAAAAATTCAGCATTAATTTCTATATCCAATAACAAGCGCGCCTTTGCTTCTACTTCGTGCCCGTAATCCAGAATGTTTTTTTGCACCCACTCGCTGTATTCTTTTGACTTTCCTGTTTTCTTGTAGAGCAAAAGATCATTCCTTGATAGCTGCTTGGATAATCCAAGCATTGCAGCCGCTTCTGATGCGCCAAAGTGATCAGCACGGAATTCATGCCATGCTGGCGTGCCCTGTTTAAGGTTATGAGTTTGCATTTTATAATCCTATGTTAATGATTGATTGTTTTTGAACTTCTGAAAGAGTATATTTTGTCGATATCATGTTGATGATTTGTTCTGCTGTTTGTTTCTTTGCGTTTATTCGCGCAATCCATCCAGTAAGATTTTCTTTAAATTGCTCATTTGGATATTCTGGTAATACTTCAGTTTTTTGCTTTTCTGTAGGTTTTGCCTTTTCTTCTGGTTTTCCTTTTTCGGCTGCGTATCCGTCATCATCTTCTGGCGCAACGCCTACCATTGCTGCTAAAGCATACCGCCTTCCGTAAGTAATAGCGCTTCCAACTGCCTGAGCATCAACCTTAGATACCGGCATAGAATACCGGCTTGATTTCCATTGGCCGCTTGAATGTAGTAGCATAGTTTCAATTGCTATGCCGTTTTCTGATTCTTCGGGACACTGAATAATTGACAGCCCGTTGTCTGTTAGTGGCTTCCTGCAAGCCTCCCATACACTAGCTAGATCAGCATATTTAGACTTAAAAAAAGGATTTGCGCTATCTTTCTTTGCCCCTTCAATCTGGCCTTGTGCTTTCGATAATGCTGCCGCCAATTCGTTTAATTGTTCGCTTTGGTTCATAATTTTTCAATCCCATAATAAAGTTTACCTACTTCATCGGCCACGGCAGCCAGATAAATATTCTGCCTTGCTTGATGCGTGTTGTCTTGACTCTCTAACCTAAAAGCTTGTTCAAGGGCATAAATCGCATTCTGTGCTCCGTAATTTTCGATAAGCGCTCTAAACTGCGAGATGTATTTATCGTAAACATCATCACTCATAGCGCTTGATCCTGAAGCATTTGCGGCATGTTTTGCTTTTTGTGCTTAATCTCTATTCTCACGTTTCTTGCTGCCAGAACTGCAAGAGCTTGTTCAAATTCTTCACAGTCATAGGGAAAAAAAATACACCGTCAATTACAACCCCGTTATCTGTGGTTATTTCTATTTTTTTTCTATCGAAACATCCGCCAAAGAAGTTCATCATTTACGCTCCAATTTAAAAGCCTGTTCAGCTTTAAAACTTTCTTCGTCTTGCGCCATTTTCCCGGTAATGCCGATCAACGCGATAACCGCAATGACAGCCCACACAATCGACTTAAAGACTACAATTTCATCCTTTGCTCGGTAGTTTTTCATGTTCATCACAGCACCTCGCTATCAGGTAAAAAGTTCTTTATCTGTTGATTCTTTAGTTTTGCTTCAATGCGTAATTCACGCGCTTCTGCTGCGAATTTCATTTCAACAGCACGGAAAACATCGTTAGATATTGAGTCGACAACTCTTTTTATTTCAGAATTTACTTCGTCGTCAAAACTCGACCAGCCATCTGCTCTCATTTCTCTGATAAATCTGCTTAAAGTGGTCATTCCATTTCTTTGTTTAGCAAGATGCTCAGATTTCTCATCAAGTATTTTTGCGCGCTTTAATAGATCCCTTTCTTCATTGGCAATCTGGTTAAGGTTTTCAAGATTCATCACAGCACCTTTACTTTCACGTAACACAACTGATTAACCGCATTCAGAGTCGCCATATACGCATCAAAAGTTGACCGGAATAATCCGTAAACTGTGCGGTTCTTTTGGTCTGCCGTGCGAACCGTTATCTCGCATTTAAGAAGTGGTTTCATATGAACCTCAGCTTCCAAGCTTTTTTAATAGAGTACCCACGGCCTAACCAATACCAAATATTCGATATCTGCGAATAACTTCCTTGGTGCATGTTGTGCAATATATTCACGTCGCTCTCCTTTTAGAATATCAAGCTGCTTCTGATTTTTCGGTTACCTTTTCTTTTTCTTCAAATCTCTCGCAAAGCCCAAAAATCAATTCTTTATTCTTCTTCCAAAAATCAAGCGCTCGTGAATCCATTTCTGATATTTGATTGTCAGAAAATTCACGCCATTCTGAAAGCGTGTGAGACTGGCATCCAATTCTGATATGTCCTTTTGTTATATATGTTGTCCAAGGTGCCCAGGTGATTATGATCAGGTCGGCACCGCGCAGGTTGGCATAGCTCAGGTTGGCACCGCGCAGGTCGGCACTGCGCAGGTCGGCACTGCTCAGGTCGGCACCGCGCAGGTCGGCACTGCGCAGGTTGGCATCGCGCAGGTCGGCACCGCGCAGGTCGGCACCGCGCAGGTCGGCACCGCGCAGGTCGGCACCGCGCAGGTCGGCACTGCGCAGGTTGGCATCGCGCATGTCGGCACCGCGCAGGTCGGCACCGCGCAGGTCGGCACTGCGCAGGTTGGCATCGCGCAGTTTATCTAATTCCACTGTTAGCAAAACTTCGCCACTTTTATTCAGTATTTTTATCATACCCATCCCCTTAGTTTGTTTGCTTATCAAAGCAGACCAATTGAGATCCGCTTTGATTGACTTAACTATTAATTGCTTGACAGCGGCAGACATTGCAGAAATACGAACTTCTGAATATCGCCTTCACTTTTGCCGCCCTTTGTTACTTGGTCATAAGCTGAGAACGTTGCGTGCTCAATTGTGCTAATAGCTGCATTGCAATCAGCCAGTGAAGCAAACCTGGCGTTATATTGAACAGTAGGTGTTTCCAGATTTGATCCAGGAACCTTATTCAAAATAACCGCACCGGTTAACTGATGACCTGCTGCAAACGCGCTACCTGAGATTGCTATCAAACATAATGCGATTAATACTT